GACGGCAACCCTATATAGGCAGTAAATAACCTTTCCGGAGCACTCACGACTTACTCTTTTGCGGAAAATTCACAAACCGCAAAGTTACTCTCGCTCTTCTGCGTTAGATAAGAGGCGATGTTGAAGCATATCAATTTTATTTTTTAAATTTTCTATATCTTTGTTTAGTCTTTCGTTCTGGGCAGTCAGAGCCTCGCATGATTTAGTCATAGCATCTAAGCCTTTTGCCAGAATTACTTCGGAGTTAACATTGTATACGGATAGATTTTTTGTTTGTTGCATTTATTTATTATGTGAAATTGGTTGCCACTTGCCTGAGTCTTGCTCGATCCATTCAAACAAGTATGAAAGATCATCACTAGACAAAGGTTCGTCAGACTCAAGATAACATATACCCCTGACCTCTGGGTCACGCGATGACGGCGCGTCGGCTTCAAACTCTACAATGACATTGGTTATGCTGCCAGTGTAGTTGTCCATTTCTAGTCTGTGTTCATACATCATAGTGGTGTTAGTTAGATAAACATTGGTTCAAAGAAAGCAAGCTTGGGAGAGTATACTACACCACATCCGAGTATTGGTTTGGCGGCGTAGACGCGCCCATAGTTCATGGCAGGGTGATGGTGATCTACCCCACAGCCTACGTTCATGCCAAAGACAATATCATCCTGGTTGGCGTGGTAGTTGATGCCAGCTTGCGAGTGAAGATGACCCATGACAAGAGACTTGAACTGAGCTTGTGCGTTCTTCAGGGCTGACATCTGTCCTCCCTTCTCCTTGTCCCCGTGCCTGTATATGACTCCATCAATTACTAGGTCTGTGAACCTAGGATGTATCGTCCACCCGTCAAGACCCCATAGTGTTTTAAAGTTAAGTATTACCTCTGGTGGTAGGCCAACGCTCTGTGCCTTACGCTCTGGTAGGGCTGAGTGATTACCTATAAGGTAATCTACCTCCGGGAAAGCCTTGTGCAGTGCTCTAACCTGTCTAGCTGCCGCTACAAACTCGTCTGCCGCACTAGGCATAGTTGGGTCTTTCTCGTGGAAGCTAATGGCGTTCCAGTCCACTAGGTCACCAATGTGAACTACGCGTGTGCACCTATGCTTGTGGAAGATAGATAGTAAAAATTCTATGTAGCCCCTGTGCATGGCAGGGCAGTGAGTATCTGCTATGACCAGAACTCGCTCTGTTCCCTGAGCCGATGGGATGGTAGCCTTGTATCGCCTAATCTTAGAACGCACAGCCTCTGCACTTGTTCCATAGTCTTGAGCGATTTGATGGTAACTAAAACCTTCTAAGTAGAGGTTGTAGGCTTGCTTCTGTGTTAGGTTTTCCTGTGTCATATTTATTTTAGTGAGAGTTAACTAAATCTACCGATGTGGTTTTGGAAGACAAACTTACCATACTGGTCACGCTCACCTTCACGTTGCTTTGCTATGTTATATTTGATAGAGATATGTGTGCCGTTAACAGGATCATTGTGGACTGTGGCTTCCTTTGTATCTGAGCCGTTAGGCCATAGCAATAGGATAATGTCTGCGTCGTTCTCGATGTCCCCGGAGTCTTTCAGGTCGTATAGCGTAATGCCAGTTTCGCGCTTGGCTCCCTCTCTGTTTACTTGTGCTAACAGTATAACAGGTAGGTCTAGTTCCATGGCCATAAGTTTTATCTGGTGGCTAACCTCTGCGATGCCGTCATGCTTCTTTAATTTAGTGTTCCAAGGGACAAGTTGCAAGTAGTCTATCACGATCCATTCAATGTGGTGCTTACGTTTATACATACGAGCGCGTGACCGAAGTTCATCGATGTTCCTGACGTAGTGCTCTGTGTATATGGGGGCGTTCTCAACCCTTTCGGTAGCATCCCACACCCGCTTCTGTTTCTCTGCGGATAGCACACCCTCTTGGAACTGGTTGAGGTTCACGGCAGAGCAGGTCTGTATCATACGCTTTGCCAAACTCTTAGCTTGCATCTCAAAGGAGAAGTATAGACCCGGCTTGCTGTGGGTAACGCCATTCTGTAGGGCTACGTTGAGGGCGATGCAAGTCTTGCCACAGGAAGTAGGAGCCGCAACAACCATTACCTCTCCGTTGGCTATGCCGCCAGCACTGAGCTTCTCATCTAATTGTTTGATTCTAGTTGGTAAGGCGAAGGTATCGTAGGTTCCCTCCTCCATCTTTTTGAAGTCCTCACGCAAAGACTCAGCGGCCACTCTAATGGACGGGTCAGTGGCAGAGTTATTATCTAGGGTGGCAGTGACAGCCCTTTCAATGTCAGCAATAATTACATCCGGGTCTTGATTCTCTTTTGCTGATTCAATGGCGATACGAGAGGTGCGAATAATCTGACGTAACTTAGACTTCTCTTTTATAATCTTGGCATAGCTTCCTATCTGCATAGAACTACTAGCCTGATTCTGTATATACATTATGGTGCTCAGTCCACCTGCTTCCTTATCTGTGCCTTCACGTTTTAGAAACTCATCAAGGTCGAGTTCAGAGAACTCTTGACCAGAGGAGCATAACTTAGATATAGCCTTGAAGATTATTTTATTGGAGTTGCCGTAAAAATCGTCTGCGTTGACGATGGTGCTGATGCTGTCGTAGGAAGCATTATCTAGTAGGCAACAGGCTAGCAAAGCCTCTTCTGCTTCTAAGTTATGAGGTTGATCCATTCTTTTCTATAATTTTAATAGCTTGTTTATTTAGTTCTGATACGATGTTGGGAGTAGGTTCTGGCCTATCATCAATCCAGTTGCCTCTCATGATTGAGTCTCTTAGCACGGTAAGACCTGTTATGGCATGAGAGATGTGGTGTAGTCCAGAGTCTGGATCGTTGTCCTCTCCCTCATACCATGCGGCTAGGTGACGGAAGGCAGCATCATAGTATACGGAGCCTCTGACACCTGCTTCACGCCAGTTGAACCTGCCATACTTCAAGTCTCCGTGTAGCTTCACAAGCCCTGCTTCAAGCAGCACGTTGGCCGGCATACCTGATAGCGGCACTTTCTTTATGCCACAAGCATCCTTAGGGTTAGTTTTCTTAACCATTATAAAATAAAGCCCCTCCCCCGGAGGAGAAGGGCTAGCCCCATATGCCTAGAAAGGGTTGGCAATGACTTCAGGCTCCGAGTAAGCAATCTCTGGCTCACTCTCTTCCTCTTCATCGTCCTCAGTGGGCTTCTCTACCTTGAGGTAGGAGGACAGGTATTCCTGTAGCGTTCCATCCATCTTGTCTGCTTGGAGAGCAGCCTCATTGGACAGCGTGTTGGATACAATGTTAAAGACTGGTCTGTTGTAACTTACAGCACCCTTGCGGTCTTCGACTGCCTCAGAAACTGCTACAACAACGTCTCCTTCTAATGTATTGGAGCCACCAACCTTGTCTTCAAATTCAATCCATGCTGTGAGAGCACAGCCCTTGAGTTGAAAGTTAACAAGCTCGTAGCCCTCGCCAACCTTGGCCATAGCGTAGACAGACTTGGTGAACTTAACGCCATGCACAGTCTTTACTTCAGACCAGATGCCAGTAGCGATGATACCGTCCTTATTGCGGAGGGTAAGTTTGTCTCCTACGGTATAGACTTCGTTAGCCCAGATTGCGCTGTTCTTTCTGTCGTCCCATCCCTTGGCGGTAATGAGTTGATCGAGGATGATGAACCCTGTGTCTTGTGGTAGTGTTTTAGACTCTTGGGCTTCTTTATCGTAAAACTCCCATGCGGAAGCTTGTGTGTTCCATTGAAGGAACTTGGTAGCAGGGTTTGAAGACCCTGTTGATCTTGGTTTAGTTCTAGACATAATATTATTAATTAGTGATTTATTGATGTTGAAGAAGTGTAAATAAGGAATCAAGCATTATTTTTATTTTTCTTTCGCTCTGCGTTCTCAGCCCTGGTCTTGATTGAATGGCAATCCACGCAGATAGCCTGGAAGCCACCTATCTCACAGAACAGTCTGCTTATGAGCGCGTCCCAGTTGTCAAAGCCAGTGACCGGCACGATGGGATCGATGTGATCTGCTCTCATGTCCTTGGCAGGAAAGAGTTCCCCGCAA